GCTGGAACCGCGTAAAAAGAAAGTACCGCAATCCGCAACGGCACCAGGTGGTGAAATTGAAGAGCCAGCCGAATAATTATTAAAACCCGAATAGCAGAAGAGTGCCCGGCAGGTTCACGTTTAACCTGCAAAAACGTAAGACGCTACAAGCAAGGGCGGCAGCCGGGCTGGCCGCCCAGTAAAATGGCAAAACATGAATATTCTTTTTTTCGACACCGAAACGACAGGAACACCGAAAAACTACCAGGCTCCCATGACTGACCTGGACAACTGGCCCCGAATTATCCAGTTGGCCTGGGAATATGCGGACCACACGGGCGTTGTACATGATAGCCAGGATTATTTAATAAAGCCCGACGGCTGGGAAATACCAAAAGAAAAATTTTGGATAGAAAATGGGTTTTCCACCGAGAAAAACCAGGCGGAAGGCCGACCCATGTCGGACGTGCTGGACCACTTTATTGACCACCTGAATGTGTGCGACGCTATTGTTGCCCATAATATTGGGTTTGACTACCCAATAACAGGGGCCGAAATGATCCGTTACAAAAAGAAAGCCCGCCAGGCTTTAAGAACAAAATTTTGCACAATGAGCACAACCGTGGATCTGTGTAAAATTCCATTTCCAAACCGCGGCCGATTCCACAGTAAACAGCCATATAAGTGGCCAAAGCTGGAAGAGCTTTATAAATTCCTATTTAACAAGGGCTTTGACGGCGCGCACAACGCAAAATTTGATGTACCAGCGTGTCGGGAGTCATTTTTTGAACTGGTAAAACGTGGCGTTATCGTTTTGCCCATACCTTCAAAAGCATGAGTAAAGAACAATTACCTTACTGGCAACAACGCCAGGCGCTCAAATTGGGCGGTCCGCCACCTAAAAAGGTGGAACGTGAAAAAAAGCAGGAAAAAAAGGAATTTTTCCGGGATCAACTGGCCAAAGCAAAGGGACAATGTGAAAATTGCGGCGCCAGTGTATTGGGTACCGTGGCCATAAATCCGGCGGCCATTGTTGCCCACATACTCCCGAAATCAGGTAAAAGTGGGTTGCCATCTGTAGCAACCAACCCGTTAAACGTTTGGATTGCGTGCGGGGATTGCCACACAAACTACGACACAAAAGGCGCGGCATATGTGCAAAACATGCCAATATTCGAAGAGCTTAAAAAGCGCGTGGCAAAGTTTTACCATAAGATTGCAGCAGATGAACGGCGCCGGGTGCCGGTTTATTTCCGGCCTGCAAAATGACTAGGGAAGAAAAGGCGGCCGTATTGAAGGAAAAGGCGGCCGCCTTAATCAAAACTTTCGAGGGCAGGACCTTGCCCGCTGGATCTTTCAAAATTAAAACCTGGGCCACGGTCCTGGACGCGGAAAAGTACCACAGCACCAACGTGGCAATTATAAACGGAAGCGATAACCTACTTTCGATTAATGGACCTTAAAATTTACATGGATGAACTTAGCACAACTAACAGCCAACCCGGGGCAGTGCAAGATCCTGCAAAGCCTGGGAATTAAGGCACCCGCTTTTCTTTTACATTACAAAATTCAATCATTACCGGAATTGTGGAAGACAGCCCCGACCATGCCAGGTGCCGAAGGTGTGCTACCAGCCTGGACGAAGGAAGAGCTGGACGCCATGATCGGCCCGGAATTTTCAAAACCAGACCTTTGGAAACCTGACAAGGTGGGAAAGGAACAGGACCCGGAAAGTTACCCGGTATACTACCCCGACAAAATGCGGATCTTTAAAAAGGGTGCGGAGGCATCCGCGGACGCCCTTATTTTTTTACTCCAAAACAAACACGTGCGCGCGTACGATGCAAACCAGCGTTACACGGACCTTTTTTTAAAAGATGTTAATAACCAAGGATGAAGTTGATATGATGCCGGTCAGGGCTCTATCATGGAAACAACCCTACGCCACAATGATGCTTTACGGGAAAGCAGAAACCCGGATCTGGCCAACCGATTACCGGGGCCTGGTCCTTATTTGCAGTTCACAAAAGGGCTATAATGAGATGCAATTATCTGCCATTTCTGGCGGTATACAGGTACGGCGTATGCGTGAAGCCATGGCGGCGAAGCGGTACCCGGAGTTGGACGGCCACGCCCTGGCTATTGGGCGGCTGCATACCTGTAAACCGATGGGAAGTTATGCACCAAAACAGGACCCGGCGGACGTGGAAAAGGTTGAAAATTTAACCTTTGTTCGGTTTTTCTGGGATCTATTCGTATTTGAGTTTAAGGATATACGGCCCATTAAGCCAATACCCTGGAAGGGTTCGCAAAAATGGCGGACCATAACCAAGGAAGACAAAAACAATATTATTTTACTTTAAAAGCTCCATAACATGGACAAAAAAGAGTTTGCTAAACTGGTTCAGGAAATGCGAAAAGCACAACAGGAATTTTTTAAAGCCCGTAAAATGGGATTGCAAACCGTTGCCAACCAATGGCTGGACAACTCAAAGCGGAAGGAAAGGGAAGTAGACGCGGCCGCGGCTGCCATACTTGCAGAATCCACACCGCAAACAATGTTCTAATTTAGGCGCCTGAATTTATAGGTTGTAAACAGAATTTAACGGGCAGGGTAGCCCGGGGCCCACGTTTCCACGATGGGCCTTTTTTATTTTTCCCGAAACATTTTTATTACTACTTTCGTAACATAATAGAAACATAAATGAAACGTACGTTTAACATTTTCGACGGGCTTTTTTTGATGGCCCTTTATTTTAAGGCTACCGGCACCGGGCTGGTACTGTGTTGGCCGGCCATTTTCATGCCGTATCTGGTAGATGGGGCCCTGGCCGTCGTGTCGGCTTATTCCCGCCTGTTTGGATGGCCTGAGCGTCTAAAATACTGGCTTTGGAAATTCGCCCTAAATCGGCGCGTAAGCAAGGCAGGCGACAAGGCGCGCCAAATGATGGACGAAAATTATAAAAAGGGCCAGGAGGCGGCGCGCAGCGGCAACCCCGGTCAATTTATTGACCCTCAAAAAACCGGTAAATAATGGATTTAAACACCATTGTACACGGTGACTGCTTCGACCTAATCCAGGAGATACCCAGTAAATCCGTGCAGCTTGTAGTTTGTGACCCGCCCTATTTTGTCGGCCTGACCCATAACGGACAGCGTGGTAAGTTTGTGGACCTGAGCGTTTGCAAACCTTTTTTTAAACACATGTTTCGGGAGATCAACCGTATTTTAAAAGATGGCACTGGGGAGCTTTACTGGTTCACCGACTGGCGGGCGGAATGTTTTTATTTCCCTTTAATGGACGCTATGATGGACGGCGGCGTTCGTAATTCCATTGTATGGGACAAAGGCAGCGGCCCGGGCAACTTTTACGCGTTCCAATACGAAAAGATCCTTTTTTCGTGTAAGGACAATAACGCGCGCAAGCGGGGTACAAATATCTGGCGTTCGCCAGGCTTTGCCAGTGGCGCCAAAGCTACCAACGGGGAGAAAGTTCACCCCACCCAGAAAACGCTGGAGATCATGGAAAAGATCGTAAGGGAAAACAGTAAACCCGGCGACATTGTGGCCGACTTTTTCGGCGGTAGCGGTACCACGGCGATAGTGTGCGAAAAGCTGGGCCGGCAGTTTTATTGTTGTGAGCTTGACGAGGAAAACATTGAAATAGCCATTACACGTAAATCACAATCTTACCAACAACCTTTATTATGAACAATTGCAAAAACTGTAACCGGGAGGCCCCGCACACTCAGGCGCTTTGTAATGAATGCGTAAATAATTGGCTGGTTATGCGCAATATCATTAAAAAACGCCTTACCGATCAATACGGCGAAGCAACACGCGAAACGATGCCGATTATGCAAACAGAAATGAACCGCCTGGAAACATCCTGGAAGCGTGACCGCGACCTATTTAAAAAAGAGGTTAACACCTGGTACAATCAAACACCAACAACATGAAAAAAAACGGATTTTGGAACTATACCGAACCGGTAAAATACTGGGTGGTATTGGTTCGCCTATTGCCGGTTAAAGAACCGGTTTTACATTGGCAAAACGCGTTTGCAGGCCAGACACGCCAGGCGGTGGCCATTGAATACCCAGGACAGCCGCCGTTTTATATAGACAATGGCGACGGCCAGGGCCTTTTGAAGGCGGAAAGCCGGGGTGGTCCTGAGTGTGGCAGCCGGCACATACAAAACGGTGCTTTTGAGATCGTGGCCCAGGTAGACGAGGGCCAGTGGCAGCACCTAGAAGGCGGCCTATTTCGGGAAACCATGGAAGCAATTGACAAGTGGCAAAAAGAAACCCACCCAGTAGAATGGCAGAAAATGCAGGATTTAAAAAAAGCCTGGGATAACTCAAAGTTTAACCCCAAAAATGTGAAATAAATGGAACGTGTTATAATGGCAATTTTCGGCAAACTGGGCACAACAGAAAAGGTTATAATGCCAGCGTTTGAGGGTAAAACGCCCGATATTATGCGCTCATTAAATAGCCAATTTGGGGGTGACTGGGTTTACATTGATAGATTGAAACCAAGTGAAGGAATAAAGTTTACCGACACACAGCCTTACCGTGGTTATAGCCCTAAAATTGAGCGTTACACGGACGCGCTTATAACCTACTTATAATTTCTCAACAATTGCATTATGAAAAAGACAGACATTGAAGTGGGCACAACTTACCTTTTTGTAGGTAGCGACAGCCCCAAACGTAAACACCTGGCGGGCCTGCCGTTCACGGTGGTTTCAGTTGATCGGGTATACAGGAAAGTAGCATACCGCAAGGGTAAGCGCTCCATGAAGGTAACCCGGTTTTTCAACGCCGAAGGGATTGGCGCCAAAGCCGAAGAGCTGGAAACATTGCCAAACCAGGGTTTTCATACATGCCCAGCCTGCAAGGAAGTTAACCGGATATGTGATTTACACGTAAGGCCAGTTAACGAAGAGATCGAGAAAGCCTGCCCCAATTGCGGCGAAACGGCCCACGTAACCACCGAATACGTACCGGATCCATTTTAGTTAAATACTTTTTACCTTATTTGAGCCACAACGGGAAAACGCCCCGTTTTTATATCCAATAAGGCCAAACAGGCCGGAAATCAACACATTTTTAACAATCTAAATTCATTGCATGTACTTAGTTTTTAAGTTTGAAAACAACGAACCGGAGTTTAACACATTTTACAGCGACGCCCTTAACCGGTATTTATCGGAAGGCGTTGACTGGTCCGCGGCTCCATTCAGGGGCGCCAATATTGACGATATGCAGCAATTTGGGGGCGACAGTTTCGCCGCTGGGTGGCTGGCCTACAGGTCCCAGGCTATACAGTTATTAAAATCCGCGGTGCCTTACCTGCAAATGTTTGCCAACGAAGCAAAAAACGAACACGGTAAAAATCAATTATTACAGCAGGTTAAAAATATTCAGGATTTTTTAAATGTCAACGAGGTGAACCCGTGGAAAACCCCATACGGTTGCCCTGGATTAGGCGCCAAGGTAACACTGGAAGAGCGTAAGGTGGAAGCGTTGCGCGAGATCCATAAAACCCCATACGGCGCCAACCTGGGCAAAAACGGGCCTGAGATCGTGCAAGGGCTCAAATTTGCCAATACCCATATGCCTGGTTTTATGTTCTATGTTTTAAGAGTTGATAAGGAGAATAACAAATTATTTGTACAGCTCAACCCGCCGGCCAGTCACGGTGTGCACCCGTGGACCGAGGACTGGAACCTGGAACACACGCGGTGGGGGTTCGAACGTGGCGAATACTGGCAGATCAATGAAGAGGAAAAGGCGGGTATTGATGTGGAGATAGCCAGAAAGGTGGCTAACGAAGCGGACGCCCTTAAAAAACGACAGTTCCAGGCCGGTGGTGTTTTTGAAGGGGCGGCCGATTATGAGGCCCGTATTGAAAACGGCAAAGCTGTTTTTGATAAAATAAAGAACTTGCGAAAGGACGCCGCCCGGGAGATCATGTCCGACATTGAGAATAAAACAGCCGAAACCCTTAACGCGTTCCCGAAAGAATGGGAATATGTGCCGGCCGATTTATGGCATGAATACCAGGCCAACAACCGCGCCCTGCAGCGTTTGTGGGATAACCACCAACATAAAAGCCAAGAGTATAAAGACCTGATCCAAAAAAGTAAAGATCTGCAAGCCCGAATAAATGACGTGAAACAGGAAACGATAAAAAAGCGGGCGGCTGAAAACATTAGCCAGATGGTAGCGGACGCCATGCGGGTAACAGATGTGTTTGTGCAGGCTGCAAAGGCAGCGGCCCAGTACTGTGTAGCGAGCAAGGCCGCCAGGGCCGAAATGGACCAGGTAAAGACGGCGTTACCAATTACCGATAAAAACGGGTTTTTGTTCCTGAGTGGTAACGAGGTTTTCTGGTTGTTCCACGATGGCCGCCGTTATCTTACTTGCAGATGGGAGGACAACGAGTGGGTAGGCTGGCAAACGAGCGAAAAACTTGCATTGGAAGCCGCCAAAACGCAATTACCCGATTATCTGGACCGGTTTATCCGTGAATTGATGCCAACCAAATAAACGGCATATGGAAAACAACAGCCTTATCATGCCATACGGCCAGCATAAAGGCCGACCAATTGAAACGCTACCGGGTTCGTACCTGGTAGCGCTTTACTCAGACGCCGGCGCAATGGAGAAACACCCGGCAATTAAAAACTACATCGAAACCAATTACCGGGCGCTTTTGCCCATAAAAAAGGTTTACACGCCACTTTGCGACACCTTCAAAGTGTGTTTTGTGGATAAGGAGGCTGCCGATAAAGAGTTAAAAGCAATTCGCCAGGATCCGCGTAAGCATAAAAAGCCGGTCCGCTCTTATCAGTGTGAACGGTGCGGGTTTTGGCACCATACCTCAAAAGCATCATAAACACATGGCACATATACGAGTAGATGGCTATTATTACGTACTTACAGGGAAGCGGTGGCAAATTGCATTATATGAACGGGATAGCTGGTATTTGCCAGGGGTAGCCGGGGAATTCGAGGAACGGGATTTTGAAAAAATAGGGGACCGGCCGGTGGCCACCTTAAAAAATTTACAGGTGGTGGATTTACTTAACGATCCAGTTATTAAAAAATATCTTAACAAATGAAAGGCAAAAAAGAGCGGCAACGCAAACAGCAGGAACAAATAAAACAACAAGCCATTAAAAACGCCTGGGCGCCCGGACCATTCACCGGCACCATACCCACGCGTACAGATATGCAGGTGGCGGCTTATAAAGTAGGCGCGGAGGCGTGGGCAAATAAAGGCAATAGGCTGGTAGATGTAATGCAGGGGGTCCGGGTGTTATTATGCGAAATTGAAAATCCGTTAGTTAAACAAGCGCGAAACATACTTTTAGAGGCAATTAAAGAGTACGACACCCTATTATAAAATTTTAAATTCCATTTAATGAAACAACAAATTAGCAAAAGAGGCAAGCCACTGACAAAGAGCCAGCAAGCAAGTATAAGGGAAAAGCGCCGGAAGAGGCGGGCAAGGCAGGGCCACAACGTAAAGGCAAGGCCGTTGCAAAATTGGCGGGAATGCACAGATTGCGGAACCCGATTTGTAAGCGCTGAAAGGTGCCCAGAATGTAACCCAATGGTCTAAAAAGACGTAAATAAGGCGGTAAACTCCGAAAAATGAACGGAAAGCGCGTATTTTGTAACAGGCGGAAGGAACGGCAAAACCCAACCGCCTGTTTTTTTGTTGCAAAACTGAAAGCCCGATGAAATCAAACCGAAATGAACAGCCTAACAACGGCAGGCGCCCGCGCATAACCCCGGTACAGGCTAGAAAACTAAACGAAAAGCAATTGATTGTAAGCCTATACCTACAGGGTAACAGCATGGCGCGCGTTATTGATCTGGCTGAAGAGCAAACGGGCGGCCACCGGTTCGCAATGTCAACCGTAAAAAAGTTTATACAGGAAGCAACGGAAGAGTGGAAGACCCGGAAAACTGAAATGGTGGAAAACCACAAGGCCATCGAGCTGGAAAAGATCAACCGTTTAGAGGCAACGTACTGGGATGCCTGGGAGCGTTCCTGCCAAACCCAGGTTAAAAAAACCAAGATCAAAAAAAAGGGCGACGGTGAACGTATGGCGCTGGCCCAGGTCCGCGACGACGAAAAGCCCAATACCGGCGACCCGCGTTTTTTAACCGGGATCCAATGGTGCACAGAAATGCGCTGCAAGATCCTGGGCATTGAGGTGCCGCAAACAGCCCTCCAGATGAACACAGTAAACAACACCACCCAGGTAAACAACACTACCGTTATACAGCGTAAGGTGGTGTTTTTGAAACGGGAAACCACAATACAGGCCCAAACTATACAAAACCCACAATGATGGAAAAGATTAAAATTGGCGACATTGTTTTTCACCAGCTTAGTAAGTTACTTTTTAGATGCGAAAACCAGAAACACGAAAGGTGGATGAACTTAAACCACTTTTACCAAAAAACGCTGCTGAAAACAATCAACTACGACGAATGGGAAAAAATTTCACGCCCCCGCCAATAGTCCCGCCCCGGGATCCTGAGCAACTGGGACCATGGATGCAGGAAGTTGCTAAAGCAGGCGCGCGCCTGGGCTTTTGTGGCCGTATGTGCCACGATTGCGCATTTAAAAAGCCGCTGGATCTTAACCAGGGCGATACATTAACCACATTGGATGTATTCGAGCAGTTGGCCTGGGAAGGGCGTTTAAATTGCCACACCCCGGACCATAAGGACGCCGGCCGGCCGTGTGTTGGTTTCGAGTATGCGAAAAGGTATTTAGCAAATGCAGGAAGATAACGACATAAAAGTAGAATTATCGGAACCCCAGGCCGCAGTACTGGAATGCAGGCAAAGCACTATACTGGATATGAGCGGCCAGGGCGGCGGTAAAAGTGCGGTTATTGCGTACGATAGTGGTAACAAGGTGGCCGAATTTCCCGAAGCCCTGGGCTTTATAGGCGCAAATACCCACATGCAGCTCGCCCAGTCAACCCTTGTACGCGTTTTTAAGATCTGGAAACAAACGTACGGCTTTACTGAATACCACCCGAAGAGTAACCGGACCGGTGCCTTTGTGTATAACAAGCGCCCGCCCGCGCATTTCGAGCGCCTGCATGAGCTGCCGGATTACGACGGTATAATAAGTTTCTACAACGGGGCGGTTATCTTCACCGGATCCTTGGAAAACTACAAGGCCCACGACGGTAAGGAGTTTGCCTGGGCGCACCTTGACGAAACCAAAGACACAAAGGAACAGGCACTAACCGACGTTATTATGGGCCGTTTGCGCCAATATGGGTTATGGTACCGGGTGGAAGATGGCGAGGTATTTTTTAATGCCCAGATTACCCCGGAACAAGCGGAAGGGCTGGGCTGGAAATCATGGAACCCGTTATACATTCACACCAGCCCTGCAGGCGGTACCGTTGCCTGGTTGAATGCCATGTTTAAGCTGGACCGGTTTACTAAGCAGATCCGGGAAGCCGTGGAAGCGGAGGAAAGGGGCTTTTTTTATAAGGAGTTTGAAAATAAAGCCGTTTGCATTTACAGCGCGTACCATAACGCGCACAACCTACCGCCGGACTACTTCGAAAAGAAAAAACAGGACTACAACCACGACGCGGCTAAGATCCTGAAGCTAATACACGGTTACCCGTTCGCCAAAACAGGCGGGGAATACTACCCATTTTGGAACCGGGACAAACACGTGGGCCGCGTGGCGTATATCCCGGGCCTGAGTGTGCACATATCCTGGGACTTTAACGTTGTGCCGTTCATGACCTGCATTTGTTTGCAACTGGAATTTTTGACCCGCTACATTGATGAACTGGGTAATAAATTCGACGTTCCAGCGCCGGGCCTTAAAGCGATCGAGGTTACGCGCGTGCGCGTGTATAAGGGGTATTTTTTAAAGAGCCCGCGAAATAGCACCGAGGCTGTTTGCGCTGCCTTTATGGAAGATCACGACCCCAATGTTACCGAGGTCCTGTATTACGGCGACGCGTCGGGAAACAACCGCATTCCAGGGCTGGGACCGGTTACAAATTACAAGATCATGGCCGAGGCATTGTGGCAATACCTGCATAACAGTAGTAAGCAGGTGCAGATCCCTAACATAGGCATAGGTAAGCGAAAGGACTTTATTAATGACGTGTTGGCCGGCAAATACCCTGAAATTGAGCTAATTATTGACGAAAGTTTAGAGGAACTTATTGAAGATATGGAGCATACCAAGGAAGGCGCAAAAGGAAAGGTAAAAGAACTGACCAAAGACGAAGTAACGGGGGAGCGTTTCGAAAAACGCGGCCACCCGTCCGACGCCCTGGAATATGTTTTAACCAAAATTTTCAAACACTATTTAACACTTTGAGCCCATGAGCCAGAAATTTAAAAAATTGGTTTTTGCCGTTGATTTTGACGGCACCGTTGTTTTCCACAAGTTCCCGCAGATAGGCGCGCCCGTGCCTGGCGCCATTGAAACCCTGAAATACATACAGCAGCAGGGCGGGAAAATCATTTTGCATACCATGCGTAGTGATCAACCCGGTAAAAACTACCTAACCGACGCCGTGGAATGGTTTAAAAACAACGGTATCGAGCTTTACGCTGCCAATATTAACCCGGACCAGTTGAAGTGGACCAGCAGCCCGAAAGTGTACGCGCACCACTACATAGACGACGCGGCACTGGGCGCGCCGCTTGTGTATAACCCGGAACTTTGCGAACGGGAGTTTATAGACTGGCGTACAGTTCGCCAATTGCTGGACCTTATACCAGGCGAACCGGAAACGTTACACGCACCGGCTAGTATGTAGTATTTTTGTAATTCATCAAATCCAAATGTATGCGTTTACTAATCCCATTAATATTGTTGCCGCTTATTGCGGCCAGTCAAACAAACATCATTTACCAGGAAACGGCGGAAGGTAGTACCATTTTCAGCAGTTACGTAAGCAAGCAGACAACAACAAAGTACGGTATTACCATTACCGACACGCCGGTGTATAGTGGTGCAAAATCGGCCCGGTTTGAATTAAGGGACGGCGACCCGTTGAACAATAACGGAACCCGGGCGGAAATTAGTTTCCCAACCATTACCAACCTAAACCGGTGGTATTCCTTCGCGTTGTATTTCCCCGCATCGGCCTATAAGTACGACCGAAAAGACGAGGTTATAACCCAATGGCACCAGGGCGGGGGAGCCACGCCGGCGCTTTGCCTGAGAACTAAAAAGGATCGGCTTTATTTGCGAATAATGGGCAACATATGGGTGGACCTAGGCGCCATTGATAAGGATAAGTGGCACAGTTACGTTATGCACATAGTCCATTCGTCGGGCTCTTCCGGTATCGTTGATATGTGGCGGGATGATGTTAAAATATTGAGCCGGACCGGTCCCAACATGTACAAGGTCGGGAATACTTACAAAAACCCAAATTTGAAGCTAGGTATTTATAAATCGGCCTGGAACGGCAGCGAAACCTCAGACACGAAACTAAGGGTATTGTATTTTGATGAAATAAGGTTAGGAAACGAAAAAGCTAGTTACTTAGAAATGGTACCCAGGCGGTAACAACCGAATAATTGTTATTTTCGATTAAAATTTACAGTTATGGCAAAAGGTTTTGGAGATATTCAAAAAATGTTGGACGGCACCGTAGCCGCCACGGCGTCCGAAATAATCCAGCTACAGCGTAACGCTATACCGAAGTTAACAACAGCAGAACGCGACGCGTTAACGGGTACCGATCTGTTTACCGGCTTGTTAATCTACAATACCACCACCAACAAACTCAACATACGGGTTGCGGCAGCGTGGGAAGTTGTAACCAGTGCGTAACAATTGAGTAGGTTAACATTGAAATTCCCGGGGCAGTTTCCCCCGGGTTTTTCTATTTTTGGGGCTTACAATATTTATTTT